ATATGGAGTCTCGGGCAAAGTAAAAGTTCGAGGTTGCTGTGGCTCGGTACGTAGCCGGTAGCGTGCTCGAGAGCGTTGCGGTGGCAACGGTCGTGCTACTGGTGCTGAGTATTCTTAGCGTGTAGTTCACACCTGCTGCATCAACAAAGGAGATTGCGTCATTGACGTCTGTGCTGCCGGGGTAAGCAAACAGGGCTGCTGAGGCAGTGATAGTGACCGTCTCGCCTGTGACCCAATTGGTGCCTCCGGACACAGTCACCGTGGTGGGTGTGGTGTTCAAGCCGTTAAATGTGGCTCCGCAGTCAACGTAAAAAGCGTCTGATTGAGATGTCCATTGGCGTGAAGCAAGGCGCTCGACATAACGAACGCTGGAGCCGTTGATGGTTCTTTTAACAACTACATACAGATAGTCTTCATTTCCTTCTGCGACGACACAGCAGGACTCAAATGTGCCGTCAGTGTCATGGCGATGCCAAGCACCCACCTGCTGCTCGGGAACGTAGGTCAAGCCCAGTAATTTGCCGTCGCTAGAGATGGCCCACACGATGGGTTGTGGTGACTTTGAATACGCCATGTCAACAATGGTCTTATTGTCAAAGAGGTGTGGTGCGCGAAGAGACAAGTCACCTGTCACATAGCCAGAGGCTTGCCAGTTGTAGGCTAACTCGCGCATGTGACCACCACGTGCAGCGGCATAGATCAAGTTGTTATTGATGATGACCGGCTGGGTATTGGCGGCACCGATATATGACTGTGGGCGCACGGACACGGTTGAGGGTGTTATCGCATCTGAATTAAGTGAAGTCACTCGCCACTCAGCCGATGATGTGAGCAAGATGAGGTTGGTCAGGGGTACAACATGTCGAATGGTGTTGGCTTCTCTGGCGGCAACCCTGAAGCTAATGGCGTCATCGTCTCTGGTCGGGAGCGAATACTGAAGATTGGATTCAGTACCAGATTTGGTCATCCACAGGTTTTGTGGAGAATTTGTTGTTCCAGCAAAGCAGCGACGTTGCTCGAAGTAGGAGGCAGCGCCGGGGTAGTTGTTCGAGCCTGAGAATGGGTTATTTGAGATGGGTGGCGTCACGGCCAAGGAGGCTGTGATGTTGGGTTAATGCTTGAAACCGTTGCTGCGTCGCCTAGATGGGCGAGTGCCAAGTTACAGATATCGACTTCAGACGCCATGAATTGTTCACCTCAATAAAAAGCGGGGAGCGCGTGGCCCCCCGCATCCGCTTCATTGACTGAACTCCTGAGGTCAGGACTCAGTTTTTGGATCAGCTTCGGGGACTTCCTGCGCCGTATCAGGTTTCACACCTCGTTTTTGCTTGACCAACTCCAAGTTGCTTCCGGCTTTACCGTCGTACTCGACGATCTCGCCCTCTTCAACGATGTTGTTGTTGATAAAACTCTTTTGTAAAACCTTGTATTGCGCCATCTGTATCCCCTATCAAGTAACGCTAAAACCAGAGGCGTAGGTCTTGAAGTCAGCGATATCGAGGACGACGTCAGCAGTGACGGTTCCGGAGGAGTAAGTTCCGACAATCGTGTACTGCGCACCGAGGTAACGCTGACCCGTTGCAAATACCGCAGGGTTAATACGAACCGCTGTTTTGTAGCCAGCAACCAAAGAGGCTGTGACGATTGCAGCAGTGGAGCCAACAACGGTTGGCGTTCCCAAGTTAGCAGCAGCAGAAGTGATGACTTGGAAAGTCACACTGGTGCCACCAGCCAAAGCTGTTGGAACGGTGAAGTACACATAGATTTCTTCACCAGCGCCCACGTCTCGGGCGACTCCCAAGTCAATGGTGTTGGTGGAGACCGCTGTGGTGGTCAAGGCTTGTGCGTCGCTTAGACGCAAGAGTGCATCGGTGATCATGGTTGGTTATCCTTTAAATGGGTTAAGACACGACGGCTTCAGTGTTGAGGAGTTGGTCAACACGGCGCAACGGAACGCCCAAGAAGGACAGATAGCTGCTAGGTGTGCCGAACTGGCTCAAGCCTTCGTTGATCTTCAAAACGTACTGGCTCTTATCGAGTGCAGCCAATGCCAGACCACTGTGAACGGTGCGGTTCATGTAGAAGGCTGGTCGACCCATTGCCATGTTGGGGATGCGGTACAGCGCACGTGCCATCAACTTCACGATGTTGGTTGATGCAGCCGCAGCTTGTGTGCCGGTCTGCCCAATCAAATCAGAGATATCGATATTGGCAATACGCACTACATAACGCCAGTCTTTAACTACAAGGCCGTTCTTCCACTGGTAGTGGGTGCGATAGGCTTGGTAACGCGCACCGGCAGAGTCCCACACAGTGTTCAACCCTAAGTCTTCATGGATCAAACCAGCCTTTGAGCCTTTGGGGAAAGGACAAAAGACTGTGTTGTCACCCCAGACCACAAGGTAGATGGATGCGTTGTCAGAGCCTGAGCCACCGGCGGAGATGACGTTTTGGCCGTTACCTGCTGAGGTAGAGCTATAGCGTGTGGCAAGACCCAAGAACTGTTTGGGGTCAGTGCCGGGGTTACCGTAGAACAAAGTTTGCGCTTGTGTCTGGTTCATGGACTCCAAGAAGGCGGTGTCTTCAGACAGACGGAACTGGGCGGTGTTGCCATTCAGTTCAGCCAAGTCCTTGTCGACCTCGGAATAGGCTTCCAGCATGCCGCAAGACTCATCAACTTGCGCAGTAGATGACTTGGTGGTGGGGATGCCTTGGTTGATGGCACGCCAGTAGACGGTTGGCAAGCCTGTTCGGATAACAACTCGGTGACCGGTTGGCAGGTTGCCTTCCATGAACATACAGTCTTCAAGAATCTCGTTTGACTGAGACAGGAGTTCAGCAACGACGGGAACACGACCATCGGGGTCGATACGCTTTGCCCAGTCCGCGAGGGTCAGGGCTGAGGTGGATAAGGTAGCCATTTATAAATCCTTTAAGTTGTTTGATTGGGATAGAGAAACTTTGCGGGGTCTCTCGCTCCATCCGGACGTGCTGGGCCTCCGGCCACAAACTTGTCCTGACTGATTGCTTTACCTGCTCGGTACATGAACCGGATCATTTCCGGGTTGTTTCCTAAGCGGGACTCGTTCAACAACTCGCGCAACTGCGGTGTGCCAAAAGCATCCATTGCTTTTCTGGCAACTGACAAGTTCTCTTGAAGTTTTTCGCCGCCGATCTCTTTGTCGGACTGCACACCTTCGACCCATGATTTGTTCAGGTTCTCTAGTGCGAGTGCTTGGCGTTGGGCCATGACTGGCCCTACTTTGTCGAGAATTTTTTGCGCATCAGCTTGCGGCATATTCAGTTCTTTGGCGACGTCAGAGAAGGAACTGATGGTGGTGTCGTCAAAAACGACGCCATCAGGAGCCTTGAACTCATAACTCTCAGGTGCTGTCTGCTTGGCAGAGTCAGCCTCCTGAGCGCCCTTGGACTGCTCTGCTGCTGCGGGGTTGGTCGCAGGAGCAGAGTCGCTACCTTGGGTTGATTGCTGCTGTGGTGCTGCATTTGCATTGGCGCTTTGAGTTGCCTCTGCTGGTGCAGCCGTCGCCGTTGCAGGTGAGCCGTCAGTGGTGTTTGTGGCTTCCATCATTAGCGCGTTATCTGTCATCCTTGAATTCCTTTTGTTCCTTCAACATCACGGCAAATTGGTCAGGTGTGATCGTGTGGACTTGGTCCAATAGGGCCAGACCCACATTTCTCATCCCTTCGCGAAAGAATGTTTCGGAGTTGCCGGTAAAGCTACTTCGGTACACCCCTGTGCGCTCAAGCAGTCGCCAGACGATTCGTCTGCCACGCTTGTTACCCATCAACCACTTGAAATCCTCTTGCTCCGTTTGGAGCGTCAGCTTGTTGCGTTCGCTGTTGTCAGCAAGCGCCTTCTCCTGAGCGCGCAAATCGAGAGGATCGAAACTGTTCATGGTTTAATTTAGGCGAGGTTTGGCTTATCATGCGTACCACCACAACCCTTAAAACCCAATGAAGCTGTACAAATTTTCCCTAGGGATATGCTTTGCTTGGCTATGTTTTATGCAGGTAGCTGTTGCTCAGGTATCTACTGGCACTGGGTTTGCAGTTGTTTCTGGCCTTTTAGTCACAAACCACCATGTCATTGAGGGCTGCTCCTCTATTGAAGTTAAAACTGAAAATGGCCGACATAAAAGTGTTGTGGTGGATGCTGATCAGCAATCTGATCTAGCCTTATTGCGCGTTCCAACACTTGTTGGTCTATCGGCAAAAATTCGAAGCCCGGCTGTTGTTAATCTTGGCGAACCTGTTATGGTTTTTGGTTTTCCACTTGCTGGAGCGCTTACCAGTAGTGGTAATTTCACATCTGGTTTAGTCAGTGGATTAAGAGGCTTAGGAGAATCAGAAGGTGTATTTCAAATCACTGCGCCTGTTCAACTGGGCAACAGTGGTGGGCCAGTATTAGATGCTTCAGGTCAGGTAATTGGTGTTGTTACCTCTAAACTTAATGCAGTTAAAACTGCCGTT